CACCATCCTACTACCATCGGGCAAAGTAGCCGAAAGGTTCACAGCAACGGAACCGTATAACGACACGCTCAGGCTTGCAAGGATTGTCCAAGCGATGTACAAGGATTCTAAACTAATAATTAAAAAGATATGACACCATCCGAAAAAGCCAAAGAGCTAATAGAAAAATTTACAAAATTGGATATTGAAATAGGTGGTGAACACGATGGATATATCACAATGAAAAAGCACGATGCGAAGGAATGTGCTTTGATAGCCGTTCAAGAAATCATTGCAGATAATCCGAATATTTACGATTCAGATAGATTGAATTTTAATTATTGGAGCAATGTTAAAAGAGAATTACAATTATTATAACATAACACCATGACACCCTCAGAAATCCTATCAGCAGTCGCGCACGCAACAGGCTACACAATAGACGAAATCAACGCTAAGAGGCGCGGTAAAGATGAAGTAGTAGCAGTGAAGCAACTATATTGCTACATAGCTAAGAAGGTCACCACCGCTTCACTGACTGAAATAGGTATGACGCTTAACGGCAAAGATCATACAACCGTAATCCACAGCATTCGGGTTATATCAGACTTCATAGACGTAAAGGATTCAATGACCATGCAGAACCTAAAAGCCGTCTGCAACAAGTACCCCGAAATCAGGGCCGTACTTATACCGGACGCACCTGTCAAGAAGAAGTACTCAGGGGAGTATTGTAACCCGCCTAAATTGATGGTTGTAAATTATTAACTTTGTCTCGTCAGGTTGGGGTGGCAGCCTCGTAAAACTTCGCACGTAGTTCCCTGATTTTTTATAAACGTGCAATAAAACGTGTAAATATGATATCCATAGAAAAGTGCAATAAACTACTTGATTCAGGGTTCTCGCTCATAACCGCATCAGCGAACAAGAAGCCCAACATGAAATCTTGGAAGCCTTACCAAACCATACCCATAACTAAGCAGGAGTTTTCAAAGGCTTATAGTTCCATTGACACAACAGCTAAAACGGAAATAGTAGGAATACTTACAGGTTACAATCAACTTGAAGTAATCGACATAGACCTCAAAGTATTCCCCACACTACCGGAGCAAGAGGCCTTTTGGAAGGAACTATACAGCTACATGAAGGATAACATTGACGACTTCGATAAGAAGTTTGTTATCTATAAAACAAAGAATCAAGGTTACCACATACTATATAGGTGCGAACAGGTCGCAGGAAATACCAAAATTGCCGTATTGCAAGGTCATACGCAGGCTGTGATCGAATCAAGGGGTAAAGGCGGTTATGTAGTCATTTATGACAACAAAATAAGCCCAAAGGACTATCTTAACATAAGTACCATAAGCGACCGAGACAGGGATATTCTTTGGACAATATGCCGTACATACAACCACGTAGCCGAGACCGAAACCATACAACCTGATCGCAAGGTCTCAAAGGAGTTTGTAGACCAAGACCTTACAACATGGCAGGACTACAATCAAAGGCACTCGATATGGGATGTAATCAGCGATGACTTCAAGATAGTACGAAAATTAGCTAAGCACACGATCATTCTCAGGCATGGCGCAACGTCCACACAGTCTGGATATGTGTACACAGATAGTGGGTGTATGTTCCTATTCACCACAGGCACAATATACCCACATGAGAAGCTAATTAGCCCTTTCGTAGCATATACCTACAAGTACCATCACGGCAACTTCACCGAATCAGCACGTGACCTATATTCCAAAGGTTACGGTTCACGTAGGGTCAAACCTATACCAAAGAACAAGATTCAGACGGTAATCAATACAGATGACCTGATATTCCCGATAGATATATTCCCCGCACCTGTACAAACATATATGTTGGAATGCAAGAAAACTATCAACAGTTCAATAGACTACATGGGTTGCTCAATGCTGTGGGCGGTATCTCTGATAGTAGGGAACACCATCCGTATCAGGACAAACCGGAAATTTACATCACCTTGCACCGTATGGCTGGCAGTGGTCGGAAAGGCAGGGATAGGTAAAACACCTTCAATTGAGAATATCATTTCACCATTGAAAACCCTCAACGGCAGGGAAATCAAACAATACATCAAGCAATATGAGAAGTGGCAGGCATACGACAAAATGGACAAAGAGGAGCGCAAGCAGGTTGAGGATGTAAGCAAGCCTGCAAAGTCTCAGTTCATAGTCGATGACATCACACTCGAAGCTCTCGTTGACCTTCATAGTCAATCTAAGAACGCAATAGGGGTATTTCGTGATGAACTCAATGGATGGTTCAAGGATATGAACAAGTATAGAGAAGGCTCAGACCTCGAGTTCTGGCTATCCACATGGTCAGGGTCATCTGTTACAGTTAACCGTATCACAAGGGCAGGAAGCCATATTGATAAGCCTCTAATCCCTGTGCTTGGTGGCATACAACCTTCCGTACTAACATCAGTCTATACCGATGAAAACAAGGATAACGGATTTCTTGACCGTATGTTATTATCCTATCCTGAATTAGAAGTGGACTATTATTCAGACGAGGAGGTTAGCTTTGAGGCAAATGATTGGTTTGAAAATAACATGATTTCTATGTTCGATCACTTTAGACAACAAGTCATGGTTATCAACCAAGAAGATGAAATAGTACCCTACATAGCACACTTATCGCCTGATGCTAAGGTGGAATGGAAGCGGATATTTAATAACCTGACCGACCTTCAACGCTCCGACGAGGAGAATGAATACATGAAATCTATGCTACCGAAACAGAAGAATTATATTCCTCGTTTCGCTATGCTGATTCATGCCTTAGATTGCTACATCAGGTGTAAACATGAGGAGTATTTATTGGTGTCAAAAGATGCCATTTTGAAGGCTGAAAAGTTATCAAAATACTTTATCGCAATGGCTAAGAAAATCAAGGTAAATACGATGGAAGTTAAGGACATGAAAAGTGCGATAAAAGCAACAAATTCGATGAGCAAGAAAGAGCAGTTTTTGACCATGTTTAGGGAAAATCCTGAATTGAACAAAAAAGAGGCAGCCGAATTATTGAATGTGAGCCTAACCATGATTTACCGATATTTGTCTGAAAATGGTTGAAAATGGTTGAAAATTCAACCATTTATTCAACATAGGTTGAATTGCGAAACCCTTGCGAGAGTAGATACACAGCCGATTTTCAACCATTCAAGTTGAAAATTCACTAAAGTAAAAAAATAAAATGAGCATGATAAAAAAAATATTTTTGAAAAATTCAACCTAGAGGTTGAAAATTCCTCTAATAGTAAATACAGTACTATGTTTGAGCCATTCAACCGAGGTTGAATTGGTTGAACGTATAGTTCAAAATCGTAATATGACAAATATCAATAGCCAAAACTTATAATAATGGACAAACAATATCAATTTAATCAATACCAAAAAGACCTATTAAATAGGGTAAATTTATTCATCAAAAGCAGAGAAAAAAACAATACAATTATGGGAACTTTATTATGTAAAAAATGCGGTTCAATTGATGACGTTCACATCAAGAATAATCCACCTCATTACACCGCTTACTGTAAATGTGGTGCGTACATCAAGCACACAGGGGCAAATCCGAATGCGCCAATGAATACACAATCCGATAACGCACATTTGAAAAACTACATCGGAAAGTACAAGGGATTGCTTATATCTGAGATCAGTGACGAATCTTGGATAACATGGGTTCTTGCTAACAATGATACTATGAACTACAAGTACCGACAGGCATTCAGCGACAGGTTGCAGGAACTTAAATACAAATTAGATTAAATCTTTCGATGGAAAAAATATTCACGACCCAAGAATTCGCAGTATGGATGTTCCTCAACTCAGGGTTGAAAGTTCACGGCCCAAAACCGTACAAGCTAACCAAGTTGAAGACACGAAAGAAAGCCGTCTATGAAACAAGGCTGACCGATAGCCTAGTTCCGTATATCGTTACCATCAAACCTGCCGAGAAGTACGAAGCACCTGACACCAACCGTATAACTGATCTGATCGTTGACTATCTGAATCATTACAAGAAGTGGAAAGCACGTAGGTTCTCATCTGAGGGCAGGTTTAGATCGGGTATAGGTCACCTTCCGGGGCTGAATACAGGCATGGAGGACGTGCATTGTATCATGCCGGAGGGGAAGATACTTGCAATCGAATTGAAGGCAACTAAGACCGATAGGCAGAAACCTGCGCAGAAGGAACGAATGGAAGTCGTACGCTCAATGGGCGGTACGTACATTCTGCTCCGATGGACTACATTCGAGGAATTTCAACACATAATTCAATCTTTATAACTTAAATACCTATATTTGCAAACATGGGAAAGAAGAAATCAATTACAACAGAGAAACCGAAAACCAATCGTGGGGCTAAACCTGTCTACACCACCTCACACGTAGCCGTTTGCCGCTCCGTTCCGAAAGGTATGATTCCTGCACTCGATAAGTGGCTCGAACAAGAGAGGCAGAAGCACCTAATCCCAATTGATGATGACGGTAATCGGATAACTCCTTAGAATGCCTCTATTTCGAACAGAAAGGGGGTAAATTTCGAAGATAATGGTAAAAACAAGGAAACACCAACGAGGGTGTAAACTCTTAAAACGAAAGAGAATGACAATATACAAATACGCACTAGACAACGCAACTATAAAAATCCATAAAGGATTTAGACCCCTAGCATTACAAATGCAGGGAAATACCCCTGTAATGTGGGCAGAAGTAGATGATAATGAAGATCAGGTTACACTTAGGGTATGCGAAACATATACAGGAGCTCACTACGTTAGAAAATCACTATTGTACATAGGAACTGTCCAACGCATGATAGGAAATGTAGATATAGTCTCACATTTCTTCATCGATATACTAACTTAATTCTAATAAACAATATAGAGAAGCAATACACGACCGCATTAATAACCGATAACTACCTCAAACCCAACAAATTAACCACCCCTAAAAAGGAGGTTTTTTTCGTTTAAATAATAATATAGTAGTTTTGTGTATCATACACATTTATACACATGGCCGAAACTAAAAGCACGCACCAACTTTGGAAGCCTGGTCAATCCGGTAATCCTAACGGTAAGCCAAAAGGGGCAATAAGTAACCGCAATAAAGAATGGTATGCGTTACGCGATTCCGTAGTCGGCTACCATACTGAGCAATTCAATGAGCAGCTAGGGTTATTATGGCGTAATGACCCCTTAGTTGCCATGCGTATGTACCTTGAACTACTTAACTACTTTAAACCTAAACACGCTAGTGTAAGCAATTACAGCGGCCTAGATGATGAGGCTACGGGCCTAGTGTTATCTTTGGAGGGCTTTACGGTCCCTGATCTGCCAAGTAACGTTGAGCCGGATGAGGGGGAGGTAATAGAGTAATAATAATAATAATAATAATAATAATAATAATAATAGAATTAATAATATTAATATTATAAATAAAAGGTGCAGGTGGTAAAACGTGAATTCCCATAATTATTATTATGTTAAGTACGTTTTCAAGTGGGAAAAATGTAGCGAAATATAGGGTAAATTGAGGTCCAAGTGGGAAAAGTTGAATGTAATAAAAGATAATATGTATATAAAAGACACGTCAGCAAAAGTAAAGCGCAAGGGGCCATATACCCTCCACTCTACTAACCAAGATAACACATATAAAAAATCATAATATGAGTACAGAGCAATTGGAGGTCAAGGAGTTGGTTCGTCATCCATTTGAGCAGGAGCCATCGCCGTTGTATTATGCGAATTTGTTGGCTAAGGAGACTGTTGTAGTGAATCAGGGTGGCACGAGTTCATCGAAGAGTTATAGTTTGATGCAGGCTTTATTGGTGTTATTGGTTACACAGCGCAACATTCAGATAATGGTAGTAGGTGCGACTATTCCGAAGTTAAAGGAGGATGTTATGCGGATAGCGGCGGAGATTATAGTAAGGAATCCACATATTAGGAGGTATATAAGGGGATATAACATACAGGACAGGATATACACGAGTGTACGTGGTGGTTTTTTGGAGTTCAAGAGTTTTGAGGACAGGGAGCAGGCGAAGGGAGCGAAGTATGACATTATTTATATCAATGAGGCTACGAGGATAGATTATTGGATTTTTTGGGAGTTGTATATGCGTACTAAGGTACGGATTTATATGGATTACAACCCTACGTTTAAGTTTTGGGTACATGAAATTTTATTAAGGGAGAATGCGGAGTATATGCAAGCTTTAGTAGATGGTGTTGACTATAAGACAATTTTTAAGAGTGTGAAGATGATACGGTCGTGGCACGTTCACAATCCTTATTTACCTGATGAGCAGCGAGATAGGATTGAGAGTATTCGGGACAAGGAGTTGTGGAAGGTATATGCTAGGGGTTTGACTGGTAAGTTACAGGGGTTGGTATTTTATTGGGGAGTTGTGGATGATTGGCCTGTGGAGGGGGTGTTGGAGGTGATATGGGGTTGTGATTGGGGCTATACGGTTGACCCGACTACTTGTGTAAGGGTTGCGGTTATGAGGGATGGTAGTTACGTGGTTGATGAGGTTGCTTATCATCCCGGTATTGCGCCATCGGTGTTGGCGGTGTTGATGCGTGAGGCGGGGTATTCTGGTGATTTGCCGTGTTACTGCGATCACGATAAGGAGTTGGTATTGGGGATGAGGCGTGAGGGTATTAGGGCGATAGCTGCGGAGAAGGGAGGTGGTGCGGAATTGAATCGGGTGTTGTATGTGAAGCAGTACGAGGTGAAATATACGCGGCGGAGTGTTCATTTGAAGGATGAGTTAGGGAAGTATCGTTTTGTTGAGATTGATGGCAGTGAGACGAACAAGATACACAAGGGTAATGATCACGTGATTGACGCGGCGACAATGGGAATTTTCAGTCATCGGAATCAGAGGGGAAAATTTTCTTTGAAATAGTTTTGTGAAATAGTTAAATAGGTATATATTTGCATATTATGAAACGAATAATTATAGCGATTGCCCTGCTTAGTGGGTTAATGAGTTCCTGCAAGAAGGAGGAAGTGCCGTGTTATACTTGCCAATGGGTAAGACAGGGGCGTGTAGTTGAGCAAGAGGAAAGGTGTGGTGAGGACGTTCCGAATTGGGCGTTGACGGTACGGATTAGTAACCCTTCATATTATCCGGTATGCAGCAGGAAGAAGTAACAACCGACACGGTAACACTCAGCCAAGAGATGTTGGCACTTGCTAATAAGTTGCACCAGATGTCAGCCGATGCTGAGAATATTGCGGCAGGGTATGTCCGTCAAGGTCGTAAGGATGTAGCCACAAGCTATTGGGAACGATCTAAGGCGTGGAAGTATGTAATAGGAATGATTGAAAATAATGAAATATTATGAGCACAACCGACACAGTAACGCAGGAGTGGATGGATATGTTTGGTGAAACCACAGACCTGCATCATAGGTTGGTTGAATTAGATAAAGCAGTGCCGATGAATAACAAGCGGTCGCAGTATGGCGGGTATGGCCCTACCGCACTTGAGGAAGTGCAAGTGAAAACGGACAAGGTAAGGTATGGTATGGGGTATATGTATATGATGGAGATTCGGATTACTAATAAAAAAGATAATATGATACAGGCGAATGAGTTAAGGATAGGGAATTTGGTAATGGATAACTTCGATAGGGGTAATCCAAGAAATGTGACAATGATTACATTAGATGATTTTGTCGCTATATCTAATGGCTGCAACGATTACCACCCCATTCCTCTCACCGAAGAATGGTTGGTGAAGTGTGGGTTTGTGGACGTGAATAATGGTTATAGGGCAACAGGTTCAGAAGTAGTATATGAAAAGAAAGATAGTCAAGGTCTTAAGGTTGAGTTGTGGGAAGGTTCAAATGGTTGGACTATTCCATATTATCCAAATGTATTTACATCTGTCCATCAACTCCAGAACCTATACTTCGCCTTGACAGGGGAAGAAATAAAGATTGAGGTGTGAATATCTTTTTTCAATTATAATTTATTAAACATATCTTTGTAAACGATATTATTATCGTTAACCGTCCTTTCTAGGGGTAAAATAAGAAGGTTGGCAAAGATTCAGGACTTATTAAAGTCATTTGTGCCTCCGATTTTCGGGGGTAAAACTGTTTCCAAGAATCAGACTTTTCAAGACGGAGCGAGCCACTTCATAGGGGCTGAATTTTTCGAGGTTGGCAATCGGACTTTATGGACTAAAGCGAATCAGGAGAATATTTCATCATTATTACAGCAGTGTCCACCGTTACAGACTATCATAAGTCGTAAGGCGCAGGCATTTGTCAACGGTAAGGCAGAGGTATTGAATTTCAATACTGATAGGTATGTTCGTGGTAGGCACAAGGCATGGGAGAAGTTACTAAGGAATCCTAATCCGTTGCAGACAGATCGGCAATTCAGGTCGATGTTGTATAGTTACTTGCAGGCGTATTCGTTTTGTCCAGTGATGTTGATTAAGCCTGTGGGTTATGAGCGACAGCCTGACGCATGGCAGTTGTGGATTTTGCCTCCACCGTTCCTGAAGATAGTAACGAATAGCAGGTATTTAAGGACTAAGAACTGCATGGATTCGGTAGTAAGCATTGAATTGAAGTATGATGGTGAAACGACTGTGATAGATAAGAGTTCGGTGTATATGTTTACTTCGATGGATATGTGTTTGTCAAACATGACGCTACCTGAGAGCAAGTTAGTTGCGTTGAAATACCCGATAGGTAATATCATCAAGAATTACGAGAGTAGGGGTACGATAGCGGAGGAATACGGTGCGTTGGGGATATTGTCGGATAATTCGGCTAACAATCTTTCGAGTGTTTCGATGACGGAAGCACAGAAGGAGCAGATACAGAATGATTATCGAAGTAAGTACGGTTTACTGAAAGGTCAGCGTAAGTTGCTGATTACAACAGCATCGCTAACATATCAGCAAATGGGCATGAGCATTGCAGAGATGCAGTTGTTAGAGATGTTGACGAGTGATGTCATGGCGGTAGCCGATGCGTTTAATTATCCATCGGTGTTGCTTGCAAGTGAGAAGGGAACTACGTATAGCAATCAGGAGGGGGCGAAAAGAAGTTTTTATCAAGATACGATAGTTCCAGAGGCGTTGCACTATGAGGAGCAGTTGAATGATTTTTTGCAGACTGAATCTGAGGGGGTAAAGATATGCTACGATTATGAGTGGTTGCCGATACTGCAAATGGATAGCAAGTTGCGGGCGCAGGTACGTAGGGAGATGGGCCTTGCGGTGATTTATGAGTTTATGAATGGTGTGATAACGTGGAATGAGATGAAGTTGGCGTTAGGTCAAGATACTAAGGACGGTATGGACTTGTATGTGTATGAGTTACCGGAGGAATACAGAAAGATTTTTGAACAGAGCATTGAAAACGGCAAGCAATCCAATCCTGCGAATGGTCAGGGGTATCAGGGAGATACCAACGGAGAGAATGCAGGCGTTGAAGGTGCTACAAATGCGAATACATAAAAATAAAAGAAGATGGAAACAATAATTAAAAATTTAGCCGACCATAAAGATGCGTTAACCGCTATTAAAGAGAATAAAGTTGGTCAGGTAGCTTTCAAGGCAGCAGGTACGATGTTACTTGCTAACATTACAGGGGAGACATCGACAAGGGTTGACCCACAGTTGATGCCGATGATACCGATAGCGAATAGCTATGCACAGTCATTGCTAGATTACTTTCCGATAATTCCATGCCAATCACATTCGTTGGCTATCGTGAATCAGGTAAGTGATGATGATGACGGTACGTTTGCGAGTGTTGCGGAAGGAGCAGGTAAGGAGCAAGTAGATTTCGACTTGAATGTTACTCAGAAAGCCTTTACGAAGTATGCAGCATATATCAAGGTATCAGAGGAGATGTTAGATGATATAGGGTACATGGATGCGGTCATTCGTTCTACGCTTACAAGGCGTATAAAGACTAAGATTGCGACTGATTTCTTGTCAGCCATCATAGCAGCTACACCAGGCACATTAGATACAGACCTTACAGCAGGACAACTTGTAACTAAGACACGACACATATTACCTGCGATTTACAACGGAGTATTATCAAGGAAGGGGTATGCAATGAATTTGTGGGTATTGAATGCACCTGATTACGGAAAGCTATTTAACGACGTTGATGCTTCGGTAGATACAGCGTGGTTAGATATGTATAAGCCGACTATATTACCATCAACAGCGGTAACGACAGGTAAGGTGTTGGCGGTAGATACATCTATGTTTCCATTGTACGTTTACAAGGACATTGAGGTATCAATCGGTGGTGCATCAGCGGATTTCATCAACAATCTTGTAACGGTAAGAGCTGAAACAAGGGTTGCATGGAATATTGCCGGTGAAAGTTTGAACGCTTTATTCTTCGATACAATTGCAGACGTTATAACACAAGCATAAGCCATGAGAAACAGACCAGTATATTACAAAGCATGGGAATCATCAATAGAGGTGAACAGTCGAACAGTGTCGGGGTATCTTGCTTCATTTGGCAACAAGGATTCTGACAGTGATGTTATAGTAAAAGGTGCATTCACTAAGAGCCTGAAAGATCGCGGAGTGGGCAGTTCCACAGCCCGAAAGATAGCCTACCTGTATCAGCATGACATGAGCCGTCCTATCGGGCAGTTCAAGTTGCTTACGGAGGATGAGAAAGGTCTATACTTTGAGGCTGAGTTGGATAACATACCGCTTGCTAATGATGTACTTGTACAATACAAGTCAGGCACATTAAATCAGCATTCCATTGGATTCAGATACATAGCCGACAAGATAGATTACAGCAAGGACGAGGACACTTACTTTATCAAGGAGTTAGAATTGTTCGAGGGTAGCGTTGTAACGATGGGAGCGAATGAGAATACACCGTTTACAGGATTCAAGTCAGAGCAGGTTGAATCAGAGGTTGAGCAATTACGTAGGGAGACAGAACTTGCGTTAAAGCATATACCATACGAGGAGCAGTACAAGATTAGGCAATTAATAAGCAAACATATTTCACTCATGGAAGTCGAGCCGATTAAGGTCACTCGCAATGAGCCGAAGAAGGAAATTGATTGGAATTATATTATAAACAATTTAAACAAATAAAACATGGAACCGATTAAAACGGAAGATGTGTTATTGCAGATCGAAACCAAGTTTAAGGAAATAACTAAGGGTTTCGCACTTGACACAGAAGTAAAAGACGAGTTGAAGTCACTCAAAGAAGATTTCAAAGCCTTGAAAGGCGAATTAAAGAACTCCGAAGGTATGCAGGAGAAAATGGACAAGTTGAATACCATCTTGGAGGCACAAGGAATGATTATCGCGGAATTAAAAGCGGTTAAGCCAGCGGATGCCACTAACAAGAGCATCTATGAGCAGGTTAAGGACATGATGTTGAGTAACGAGGACAAATTCAAAGGCTTCGTGAATAAATCAGCACCTTTCCAAATGGCGTTAAAGGTTGGTACTATGTTGGTCGGTACAGGTAGTAATAATGTTACAGGTACTTATCAGCTATTACCTACACCTGTAATGACACCTGGTTATAATCC